AGGTGATCTTGGTTCAGAAATGGCTAATGACACAGCTTTATCTAAAGCAATGAGTGCTTCAATGTTACCTAAAAAGAAACCAATGACTAAAAAATCAAGCGGAGCTGATTTCTTAGGATATGGTGATGCATTTGGTTTAGGCCCATATGATGGTGCTAAAACTGGTAAAATGATTAAAGCTAAAAACGGCGTAATGGCTAGAGGCTGTAAGTTAGGGAAAAATAAAAGAACTATCATTACATAATAATGGCTGAAGTAGAAAAACAAAATGAACTTCCTGAAGAAGAAGTTGAAGAGTCAGAAGTTGATGTAGAAGTTGAGGGTCAGGAAACTCCAGACGAGGCTCCAGAACCAGAAGAAGATTTTTACAGAAACTTAGCTGAAGATATGGACGAGCGAACGCTTGGCCGTATGTCTTCACAACTTATTCAGGATTATAAAAAAGATAAAGTTTCAAGAGCGGATTGGGAACAAGCTTACACACAAGGTTTAGACCTTCTTGGATTTAAGTATGTGCAAAACACAAGACCTTTCCAAGGTGCAAGTGGTGTAACCCATCCGCTTTTATCTGAAGCTGTAACACAATTTCAAGCGCAAGCGTATAAAGAATTATTACCAAGTGATGGACCTGTAAGAACTCAAGTCATTGGTGCTGACACTCCAGAAGTATCACAACAAGCAGAACGTGTTAAAGATTTCATGAACTATATGTTGATGGAACAAATGGAAGAATACACACCAGACACAGATCAATTATTATTTTATTTACCATTAGCAGGATCTGCATTTAAAAAAATTTATTACGATGAAATCAAACAAAGAGCAGTTGCTAAATTTGTACCTGCTGAAGATTTAATTGTTCCATATTACGCAACTGATTTAAAAGATTGTGAAAGAATTACACACATTGTTAAGATGTCAGAGAATGATGTTCTTAAACAACAGAAAGCAGGATTCTATAGAGATGTAGAATTAATACCAAAGCAAGCTGACAAGAGTCCAATACAAGATAAGTTAAATGAACTAGAAGGTGTAAAACCTGCTGGAGAAAAAGAATATCAATATAATATTTTAGAAATGCATATTGATTTAAACTTGAACGAGTTTGAAGTTGAGAATGCAGAGAAAGAAGTTAAATTACCTTACATTGTTTCAATAGATGAAGGTTCAGGAGAAGTTTTATCTATTTATAGAAACTACAGCGAAGATGATGACACACAATCTAGAAAAGAATACTTTGTACATTACAAATTTTTACCTGGATTAGGTTTTTATGGCTTTGGTTTAATCCATATGATTGGTGGATTATCTAGGTCTGCTACTCAAGCACTAAGACAATTGCTCGATGCAGGTACTTTAGCGAACTTACCTGCTGGATTTAAGTCTAGAGGTATAAGAATTCGTGACGATGACCAACCTTTTCAACCTGGTGAGTTCAGAGATGTTGATGCACCTGGAGGAAATATCAAAGATCAATTCCAAATTTTACCTTTTAAAGAGCCAAGTAGTACTTTATTCCAACTTTTAGGCTTTGTTGTACAAGCTGGACAACGTTTTGCAGCGATTGCAGACATGCAAATGGGTGAAGACAGTCAAAATAGAGCTGTTGGAACGACAATTGCGTTGTTAGAGCGTGGTTCAAGGGTCATGAGCGCTATTCACAAGCGTTGTTACTACGCTATGAGACAAGAATTTAGACTTTTATCAAAAGTTTTTGCAGATTATCTGCCTCCTGTGTATCCATATGCAGTTACAAACGCAGATCGATTCGTAAAACTACAAGATTTTGACGATAGAGTGGATGTAATCCCTGTTGCAGACCCAAATATCTTCTCAATGGCTCAAAGAGTCACTTTAGCAAACGAGAATTTAAAAATTGCAGCTTCAAATCCACAAATGCACAATTTAAGAGAAGCTTACAGAAGAGTTTATGAAGCTTTAGGAACAAAAAACATTGATGCTTTGTTAAAACCTGAATTACAACCACAACCTGAGGATCCTGCAACTGAAAATGCTAAATCATTACAGATGCAAATGCTAAAAGCGTTTCCTGAACAAGATCATGATTCACATATTGCAGCTCATAGAGCATTTATGGCTACAAGAATGGTTCAAATCAATCCAATGGTATATGCTTTACTACAAGGACACATATCTGACCACATTGCATTAAAAGCTCATGGTGAAATAGGAGATATGATTCAGAATACACCAGAATTACAAATGCAAGCACAACAAGACCCACAAGGATTTAAAATATTATTTGATTCTATGGTCGCTAAAAAAGTTGCTGAGATTACAATGATGTTAGCTCAAGAAGAAGCTGGTGGACAAAAAGAAGATCCATTAGTTGCATTGAAACAAAGAGAATTAGATTTAAGAGCTATGGATTTACAAAGAAAAGCTATGGAAAATCAGCAAGACGCAGAAAGAAAAGAAATGGAATTTGAAGAAAGATTAGACTTTGATAAAATGAAATTAGAATCTGCAGAAGATCAAGCTGAAGAGAGAATTAGAATCGCAGAAGAAAAAATAGATTTAACTGCACAGAAAATGCAACAACCAAAAAAGGACAATAAAAGATAATGCCTTTTAAATCTGAAAAGCAAAGAAGATACATGTATGCGAACGAACCAGAGATCGCAAAAAAATGGTCTAAGAAATATGGTAATAAAATTTTAAAAGCTAAAGGTGGTGCAGATGCATCTAAAGCTGATTTTGGAGTAAACACACCAGGACCTGGAGATACAGGTGGTGAAGGAGGTTATACTCAACAAAGCACAAATCAATTTGGTGCTAAGGGATCAAGTCCAACTAGCACAGGGGGACCTCAAGTTCAAGTTAGAACAGGACCTGTTCAAGTTCCAACTATAGGACCTTTTACTTATGCGTTTAATAAAATTTCACAAGGTTTGTATAATAGAAAAAATTTAAAAGATGCTCGTCAAAATGATATTCTAGGTGGCGAGATGTTAACTACAGGTCAAAAAACAACAGGACCTGCAACAATACCAGATAACAATAACAAACAACTATGTCCTGATGGAACTTATCCTCCGTGTAAGACACCTGTTTCACAATCGTTTGAACATGGTGGTGAGATTGTGATAAGCTCTAATGTAGATAAAAGTTTATTATGATAAAAAATAAAAGATTAACAAAAACAGTTCCACCTAAAAGTGGACCAAACTCACAAGTGCCACCAATTAAAATGAACACAGGCGGAGATGCTTGTTGTAGTGAGTGTGTAGATGTAAGAGGAACTAAAGGTATCCAAGTCAAAGGTTTTAACTTTAGAGGTGTAAGATGATTTTTAAAAAAATAGCAAGATGGGTTTGGTGTTTATTTTTTCCACCAATTATTTATAAACAAAAAGAAGTTGTTAAAGAGCCTTGTTGGAAACATGAAAAATTTAAAAAAGGTTGTTTACTTTGTAGGAACTTAAATAATGGTCGCTAAAGTTTTACAATACGTTGGTAGTAAGATTGCTAAAAAGGTTTTAAAAAATAGACCTGATCTTCATAAAAAATTTGATGATATTATGAAAAATGATGTAGATCCTTCTATCTCACAAGAATCACAGATATCTCAAGCTTTAAATATTTTAAGATCCCCAAAAGTAGATAAAAAATCAACAGGCGGAATGATATTTAAGGGTAGCGATTATTATAAAGATCTGTTATAGATTTGAATGTTTGAAAATCTCTCAAAAAGAGAACAATTAATTTTTTTAGCTGGTATATTTGAAGGTGAAGGTTGGTTTGGTGTTAATAAAAGACCAAATGGGTGGACGCCTTCAGCTGTACTAGAAGTACAGATGACAGATGAAGATGTCGTCAAAAGATTTCAATATTATTTTAAAACAAATGGAAATATTCATAAAAAAAAGAAAAAACAAAAAGAACATCACAAACAAGTTTGGCGATTTTGGTTAAAAGGCTATCGTGCTTTACACTTTATGGAGGAAATGTTACCTTATTTAGGTAAAAGAAGACAAAAACAATATTATGATGTGGTTAAAATTATTGGGAATGGGCCTAAAAACTGGAGCCCACTTATATCAGAACAAGCAAAGAACCAAACAAGCAATGTCGGATGCACAACTTCTGCACGCAGAAAAGATGCGAGCGGGAGAGATAGCTTACGAGGGTAAATTATTAGAAGCAAGACAATCGGACTGGAAAGACGAATTCATTTTATTATTGCTCTCAGCTCCTATCGTAATGTTAAGTTGGGCAGTATTTTCGGATGATCCAACTGCGATGGAAAAGATGAAGCTTTTCTTCGAATATTTTTCGCAACTTCCTTTCTGGTATCAAACAATTTTTGTAGGTGTCATCGCGAGTGTTTACGGACTTAAAGCTACAGATTTAATAAAACGAAAGTAGTTGCTATTTAACTTACTTTGCTATAAACAACTATCATGATTAGAGGCGATAGTTCTGAATATGAACTACTAAAAAAATGGTGTGAGACTACACCTGTATTTTCCCCTAGAGAAAGATTTTATTCATGCGAGATTGGAGTCAGAGAAGGACTTGGTTCGAAAATAATTATGGATTCTTTTAGAGAAAGAATTCAAGGAACTCCTTATATACACTTCGGTGTAGATCCTTATGGTAATTTAGAATATCAACATTATGATAATACAGGTGCTTATACTTGTGATTACACTGATGCTATGTATGAACAAATGATGAAAGATTTTGAATCTTATCCAATGTTTTATTTTACAAAAATGACTGATATTGAATTTATGAATCAGTATACAAATATTGATTATTTTAACTTTGTGCATTTTGACGGACCTCATATGACTAAAGATGTTATTACTGAATCAGTATGGTTTGCTAATAAATCTGTAAAAGGTACTAGATTTATATTTGATGATTATCCTAAATATGACATGCCTTTTATATCTAAAATACTAGAAAAATATGGATTTAAAACAATAGAGGCTGGTAAAAATAAAATCTGTTTAGAACGAAATGAATCTTGATTTAGATACACTACAATCAATTCGACATTACATCAAAAAACAAATTGAGAAGACCAAAGAGGATTTGGTGTACCATGTAGACACAATCGACAACCTATCGTATGCTAGAGGGAAACTCAGCGCTTTAGAAACGCTGCTACAGGATCTTAAAGACCTGCAGAGAAACGAGGAGAATGTCGATGACGATAATACAACCTGATCC